AGCTGGCAACGGCGACCGGCAGAGTGCCGTTAGCATCGAGATTAATGGACAGGCCGATAAGGTGACGGCTGCAGGGCTTGGCGTCAGCTATCAGGCGCTCCAGCTCGTTATACATTTCCTCGGTAATGCCGGTATCAAGTACGCCCACGTCCAGCCGGAACGTGCCTGGCGCTTCGCCGGTTTTCCACCACTCAATTATCTTGATGAGATAGCCCAGCGGCTCAACGACGCGGCGGATTGCCCCGATAGTGCCCTTGTGCCGGTGCACGTACTGGGAGGCGGCAACCACGGCGCGCTTTGTCGATTCAGGCCAGGCTGAATCCCAGCGGTCAACTGACCACGCCCACGCCAGATAGGGCAAAAGCTCCACCGGGCATGTGTACGGATTCCATAACTGGCGCAGCGGAACGATCATCGCGCCGGGGCTTGCCAGCGCCTCAGCGGCGGCAACCTCAAGCGCTGACGAGCCCGTCGGCAGCAGGCGATCACTCATCCGAGCCTCCCACGGTCAGCGTGTAACCTGTGCAGTAAGCGGCCTGTGTTTTGTCGAGCACCACGTCAGCAGAAGGCTTGATAAGGTTGACGCGCTGCACGCCCTCAACGTGCATGGCGGCATACAGCGCAGACAGGCGAATGTCGCGGCCGAGACGCTTCTGCGCGCTGACAAAGGCGGCGAGCTTTGCCTCTGAGGCGGCGCGGATTGGCTCCGCTTCCGGCCCCGGATAGAGGTACAGCTCGGCCACAATTTCGTATTCCACAATCTTTGCTGACTGCACGCTCACCCGGTCGGCAACCGGGCGCACGTCTTCGTCGTTGAGCGCAGCGTTAACCTCGGCCAGCAGATCATCACCGGCAACGCCATTGCCCTCACGCGCGAGCACAGTCACGGTAACAACGGCGGGCGACGGGCTGATGGCCGATGCATCGGCGACGCGGCCGTCGGCGCTTCTGGCATGATACTCATAAGCACCGGTCGGCCCGGCCACGCTCAGCCCCTCAAAGGCCGAGGCGATGCGCAGCCGGAAATCGTCGTTACTTTCCATCACGGCGGCGGTCGGCGGAATAGTTGTATCGTCGGCCGGGGTAATGGTCAGGCGGGTTACGCCATTGTTCGCGCCGAGCTGGTCAAGATCGCCATCAAGTGCGTACGCAACCATATTGGCTTTTGCCGCCTCGTTGATGCGCTGCCGCAGGATCAGCTCGCGATAAGCATTTTCCTGCAGCAGCTTGACGATGGGTTCCGACTCCAGCGTCAGCGTGCGGGCGACGGCGTCCTGCTGGTCAGCAGGGTAAAGGGAAATCAGCGTAGCCTTTCGCTCGGCCAGCAGGGTTTCATAGTCCAGCGACTCCACCACACCGGGCGCGGGTAGCTGGCTCAGGTCGATAGTTGCCATAGACTCAGCTCACAGGAACGGTTAAGGAAAAAGGCTGCGCGCTGTCGGTGCGGTTGCCGGACAGCTCAACCACCATTGCGCCATTTATGCCCGACTCAAAGCTGATGGCGGTCAGCTTTACGCGCGGCTCCCACTTCAGGATCGCCAGATAGCAGGCCGACATAATCTGCAGGCGCAGCGCCTCGTTTTGCGGCTGGTCAATCAGCGTGGATAAAAGCGAACCATACTGGCGGCGCATCACCCTGGAGCCGATCGGGGTCAGAAAAATGTCGCTAATCGACTGCCGGATATGATCGAGGTCGTTCAGCGTGCCGCCTGTTTCCCGGTTCATGCCAATATATTTTGCGGTTGTCATATCGGTTCCCCTGTCTGGCCGCCGCTGTCGCCAGGGTGTTTATGCTTATCCAGAACTTTGCCGTTTGATGAAAGTTTGCCGCCGGTATGCGTCACGTCGCCTTTCATCGTTGCGCCCTTTGTGACTTCCAGTTGCGCAGTTTTGAGCAGCGTTGTGCATTCCACTTCGGGCGAGTCGAAAAGGATTTTTACCGCCGCTTTGATGGTTGCGGTCTGTATGCCGGTTGCGTTCAGCGCGCCGGTTTCCGGCTCGTACTCGATCACCGCGCCGTCAGGGAATGACCAGTGCAGTGCATCAGCCGAGGCAGACGGAGCCGGGTTCTCATCCGAGAAAATACCCGGCAGCACAAAGCCGGTATCGAGTTCGCCGCCCAGGCACAGAATAAGAACCTGCTCACCTACTGACGGCGCATTCCAGGAGCGGGTTTTACCCGCGCGGGCGCTCAGCCAGTGCAGCCAGCCGGTCGTATTTTTTCCTGTATCGACACGGCACAGTCCGCCGTCAAGATTGACGGCCGACACGGTTCCGATGCGGATCAGGTTGCGCAGCAGGCGCTGAATTTCTGCGATTTGTTCATTCATGGAAGTATCTTGAAGATAAGGTGACTTCAGGGCTAATGTGTTATGACCGTTGGTTTACTAACAAACACGAGCCTTTGAAACGTTCATTTTTAATACAAGGAAGATTTATGGCGTGGGCAGAATTTATTAGCTTTTTAAAAGATGTTGTTGTTGTAGCTGCACCGGCAACAGGTGCATGGGTTGCGGTCAAAGGTTTAAGTACGTGGAGGCGGCAACTTAAAGGGCAGTCAGATTATAATCTCGCTAAAGATGTACTTATCAATATATACAAATACAGGGATGCCTTATTTTTTGTCAGGCATCCCTTAATAACAGGTGCCGAATTAAAGCTTCCCGAAGGAGTTGACGAGAAAGAATTAAAGTATGCTGAAGTTAATTATTTGCAAACTGCAACAGCATATGAAAATAGGTGGAATAAAGTCGTTGAAGTACGATCCAAACTACTGACTAACATTGTTGAGATTGAGGCGCTTTGGGGAGCTGATTTAGCACAGCAGCTTAAAAATATCTTCGTGCACGAAAAAGATTTGATGTTTAACATCTCCTGTTACTTAAGAGTAATAAACCCATCCATTGCCGCAGAGGATAAAGAATTTGACAGGGAACATTATGACCGCAAGATGCTATACGACACTTTAAAGGATGAATCAGATACATTCAGAATGGCATTTAAAAAAACAATAACCCCTCTAGAAGATGCACTAAGAGAAAAACTAAAAAAATAGAATTACCTGGCACAACTTAACGTTGTGCCAGTGTACTTATAATAACTTCCTCGATAACTTGATAATCATTATCACTTAAGCCCAGCAGGGGGCGAGCCTCGTACTGCACTTCTTTACCTTTACGCGATGGCCGGTCGCGCAGCCCGTAATGATGCACGCGGGCCATGCGCTGCACGTTGCCCGCAAACTCGATCACGGCCTCATCTGGGCTGGCCTGCATCTTCATGTACTTAGCCGTGCGCAGCCTGGCGAACATCTCGCGCTTTATGCGGCCCTTTTTGCTGCGCACCGGCTGCGCTTTGCGGGGCTTAAACGGCGTGCCGTCAGGTGCCTGCTGTCGCTTAATGTTCTGCTGCTGACTCGCGCGCAGCTTGCGGCCAATACTGCGCGCCATTTCTTTACGCGCCGGGGCTGACAGGCTGCTGATAAGCGCCTCCAGACGGTCATTTACCAGCTGCAGCTCGCTCATGTCTGTAACTCGCTGACCAGCTCGCCTTTAACGTAAAGCTGCACCGGCCGCGCGTCATTCTCCGGCAGCGGGTTCTCGCCGACGTGGGTCACGTGCAGCCCGTCGTCGGCCTGCTTCACGATCACGCGCTCGCTCAGCTGCAGCTCAATGCTGATATCGCTGGCCGTGTCGCTGATAACATCCGCCTCAAAGGTGAAGCCTGTCCGGCGCTTTTCCTCGCTTGCCATAATGTCGGGTTCATTCGTTCGCAGCCAGGCAAGCAGCGGCACAATCAGCAGGTCGATGTTACCGGCGTAGTCGGTAATAACCATGTTAAGCCGGTACTGGTATTCAAACGACAGCGAGCTGGCAAGCGTCGAGACGATGCGCCCGCTGTCGATAAACACGTTCAGCGCGTCAGGGTTTCGCTGCAGCTCCGGCACGCTGTCGGTCAGTGTCTGGCGCAGTTGTAGGGGTTTCAGCATCGTGTTGTTCCTGGCAGTCTTTGATGATTTCGACCTGCAGCCCGCAGGCGGCGAGTGCGGCCTCAAGCTGGCGATTATCCGCCGCCAGATCGCCCGCCGTTTTAAGGCTGTTTCC